AGGCCAATCACGCGCTTCGCGTGATGCTCGGCCCGTTCGTTATCCCCGACGACGCGGTAGCAGTCCATCGCATAGAAGTCCCACTTGTTCGGGTCGATGATGAAGTGGTTCCCCGGGTGCTCGGCGGCCGGCAGCTGGCCGAGCACCTTGTACCCGCGGTCGAGGGTCTCGTGCAGCTCGCGGAGTTCGCCGAGGCGGGCGAGCGCCTTGCCCTCCTGTGCTGCGAGCTGGACCGCGGCCGACCCGCCGCCGACCGCGTGCTGACCGGCCCGGGCCGCCCGCAGCGCGCTGGTGACGTCGCCGGCGGTGAGGGCAAACCACGCCGCCATCTCCCACGCCCACCCCTCGATCTGCGCGTGGCCAGCATCTCGGCCGAGCCCCGCGGCGGAGAGCCGGGTGGACTCTGCAGCCGATCGGCTGCCGAGGTCGTACTCCACACAGCCGACGAGCAGGGCCAGCCAACCGGCCTGCACCAGCAGGTCCCTGTGCTCCCGCAGCGACACGTTCCCGCGCAATAGGCGCCCGACGTACCGGAGCCACTGCCTCGACTCGCTCAGGAGGTCCTGGGCGTCCCGGTACGGGTACTCACAGCACAGCCGCTCGACCGTCGCCTCCAGCTGCTCGAGGGCGGGCCCGCCGACGTCGGACAGCTCCAACCGGCGAACCAGCTCGGCGGTCTCCCACGGTTCGGCGTCCAGGCCGGCCGCGACCGTCGCCGACGAACCGGCGGGGGCGAGCGCCGCCAGCTCGCCGTCGGCGCGCAGCGCCCCGTCACAAGTCAACGCGACCGCCGACGTCGGCAGCTTTCGTCCCGACTCCAGCTTGGATATGTAGCTCGGCGAGTAGACGACTAGACGCGCGAACTCGCCTTGCGACAGTCCGAGCTCTATCCGCCGGCGCCTTAACTCCGGGCCGAACGCCGTTCCTGACACGGGCACCTCCGCGCCGCCGTGACCACGTGACATCGCCTTGGGTCAACGGTCAGTACCTTCCGTCGCACCCGCCGTACTGACGAGGCTACATCCAGCAACTGAACTCCCCGGCGCCGGCGAGCAAGGGCCCCGGCGCCGGGTGAACGGGCGAGCACGGCCAGCAAGCGACCCAGGGTTGTTGGCCGTGCCCGCCCCGAGAATGGCCCGGCGGGGCGCGCTCCGGTGAGAGCCGGCCCCACGCGTCCCGCCGGGTCCCAAGGGGGACGGAGAGACGATGACCAGCGGATTGCCGTCGCTCGGCCACATCGCTACCGCCGCGGCGCTCCAGTCGCTTCACGTGCGGCGCGATCGGCCCGACCGGTGTTGGTGGTGCTTCCGGCGGTGGCCGTGCCCGGACCGCGTGTGGGCGGATCGGGTCCTGCGGCTCGCGCGGGAGGCGCGTGGTGCGTGACCCGGGCACCTTCGCGATCGCCCTCCAGGCCCGGGACCGTCACGCCGTCACGCCACAGGTCACCTGCTCGTTGTGTCTCCCGCCGGGTACCCGCTGGCCGTGCCAGCCGTGGCGTACCGCCGAGGCCGTCGCCGAACGCCTTGCCATCGACTTCCCGGCGCCGCCGATCCATCCGGACTGGCTCGACCCGTAGGCCAAACGGTCAGATCCCCGACGAACCCACCCAACGGCCACCGACGAGGGGCAACCATGGTCACCATGACCGCCGACCAGATCACCACCCACCCGGAATACGCGCGAGCCTTCCTCCACTACAGCCAGCACGGCTCGACCCCCGAGAACGCCGGCCGGCTCGCCTACGAGTACACGCAGCGGCACCTCGCCCTGGCGCCAGCGCCGGCCGCACCGCCTGTCAGGAAGCCAACGAGCAACGCCAAGGTGCTGCTGCTGATCGCCGCGGTGATCATCGGCGGCATCGGGCTGACCGCGCTGGCCGCGCTGGTCGTGCGGTCGTCCAACGGCGCCGCCGGCGACGTCACCGTGAGCTCGTGCAACAGCACGGGCGGCGTGGACATCTTCGGGGCCCTCGTCTCCGTCAAGAACAGCACCGATAGCAGCAAGGACTACATGATCAGGATCGAGCTGGTCGACCACAGCGGCAGCCGGGTAGGCGAGGGCAGCGTGGTCATCGATGACGTCGCACCAGGGCAGACCTACGACAAGACGCTGACCGGCTCCCAGTCCAGCGCCGGGGAGTCGTGCAAGGTCGTCGACGTCAACCGCTACTAGCGGCGCCCGGCGCACAATGGGGGCGTGAGCAGGAAGTACGTCTCGACCGACGGCGTGTGGACCGTCGAGCAGGTCGTGTTCACCCTGGCCTCGCGCGGCCGCAACGGCACGTTCCTGCGCGTGACTTGCAACGGCCGGTGGATCGCGGACTGCCGAACCGTCGCCGACGTCGCGCAGCACGTCGACCTCACCACGCTGCAGCTCGTCGACGAGTAGCCGCACCCCTAGCGCTATTCGAACACATGTTCTAACGTCGGGCCATGGTTGAGCTGCGCCGAGTCGACCGCCCGGGCCGGCACCCCGTGTGGGCCGAGGTGTACCCGGAGCGCTGCCCGGGGTGCGCGCAGCCGTACCGGGGCGGGCACGTCGCGATCGGCTGGCTCGCCTGCGCCTGCGAGAACGTGGGAGGTCTCGGCGGCGGTGGGCACCGCACGCTGTTCTGCCGCGACTGCCGCTGCGAGGTCTTCCTACCGCCGCACGTCGCCGAGCACGACCAGCCCGCCCGGACATGACGAAACCGCCCCCACCTCCGAAGAGGCGGGGGCGGCGACGTCGTTGACGAGCTACACGCGCTCGGGCCAGTGCCAGGTCCCGGGCCGGTAGGTCGGGTGACCCGGTGTCGCGTCCACGTGGTCCGGGTCGCCCTCGTGGTGGAGAACGCCCCGGTTGAAGAACTGGCCGGTCGGGTTGAGCACGCACAGGTCGACGTGCCCGAGGTGCTGGTCGGGATCCCCGCCGTCCTGGTAGGTGTCGACCGCTGTGACGATCGCTGCCCGGCAGACGGCCGGGTACTCGCCGCCGGGCGTGCCGTAGCTCCGGTAGTGGACGATCCGGCCGACGCTGGGCTTCACGCTGCGATCTCCTCTGCGGTCACGATGATCTGGTCCAGACCGCGGCCTGGTTTGGTTGGTGGCCTGGTGGGTGGCTTCGAGCCGGCCGGCTGCCGAATGCCGGGCCTCACCGATGCGTGCTCGTGTCGGGCTCGGGGAGCAGCACGCGGCCGCGGTTGTCGCGTGGGCTGGCCAGCGGTGTCACCTTGCGGGACGCGCGCCAGGCGAGGCCGAGACCGACCAGCGTCGCGACGCTGGCGAGCGCGCCGATGATGCCGGTGCGCTGCTCGTCGTTGACGGGTACGCCGAACGCGACGAGTAGGCCGATGATCTCGGTGCCGGCGGCCAGAATCGCGGCCTTGATCACGGGCTGTGGCTGCAGGCCTTCGGGCGGTTGGTTGGTCATGGTCGTGCCTCGCTTCCTGCCGTCAGGGCGGCGATGTCGACGAGCAGCTGGTCGCGCTCGGCGGTCAGGGTGGCGAGCTGGTTGCGTAGCTCGTCGCGGTCTCGTACCTGGTCGGTGAGGCGTCGTACCTCGGCCGTGAGCTCCCGGATCTGGCTCTCGGCGTTGCGCAGCTGCTCACGGAGGGAGTTGACCTCGCCGGCGAGCCGGTCGATCCAGGTACCGCCGAGCTGGTTGGCCAGCTCGACCAGGCGGTGAGCGTCGTCGCGCTGGGCGTCTTCCTTCTGCGCCTCCAGCTGCGCGCGGGCGACCCTGGTCTGACCGCGCTGAGAGATCACGCCGGTGGTCAGCCCGCCGGCGACGCCGAGGATCGACGCGCCGCCGGCGATCAGGGCCGTGACGACGTTCGGGTCCACGGGACCGGCTACCCGGCCAGCCGCGCGTGCAGCGCGTCGAGCAGCTCCGTCGTCAGCGCCGTGCCGAGCAGGTCCGCGAGGACCTGCGGGTCGCCGGCCTGGACGGCGTGGACAGCGGCGAGCAGCTCGGCGTCCCGCACCGCGTCGGCCGCGTCGCGCTGGACCTCGGCGCCGGCCGCTGCGAGCAGTGCGCCGAGCTGCGCGGTCGCCTTGGTCGCCTCGCGCTGCGCCCGGTGCGCCATCCAGCCGATGATCTGCAGGAACCGCTCCGGGTCCTCGACTCGACCGGCGACCAGGTAGCCGTCTGTGAGCGCGCTGATGTCGGGGTCGATCTTGATGGGGTCCACGTCGTCCTCCAATGGGTTGCCGGCCAGAACCGCCGCCACGTTGGCGCGGAACCAAGCCATGTCGATGCCGACGGGATCGGTCTTGACACGCCGTCCACCGGGGCCGGCGTTCCACTCGCGGTGCGCGACGGCGCGGCTGGCGTCGAATCCGAGACGTCGCAGGATCGCGGCCACGCCGACGACGTAGGACCGAAGCTGAGCTGGAGTCCACGGCTCGCCACGGTTGTTGTTGCCCGCCTCGATGCCGATCGACCGGTTGTTGCCCTGGACGCCCCACGCGCCACCGGTGCCCGCGTGGTTGCAGGTGCCGGCGGCGATCAACCAGTACTCACCGTGCCGGTCGAGGTAGAGCTGAGCGATCGGTCCGGGCGCGGTCGCGGACCCGTTGATGATGACGCTGATCTCGCCGCTGGTGCTGCTGTTGGTCGCGCCAGCGGTCGCGTGGCAGACGACTCCCGCAGGGTTGAGCGTGTCGGCACCGCGCGTCTGCCAGCCGGCCACTTCGTGCACAGTGAGGCCAGCGGCGCGAAGTGTGGCGAGTAGCCAGGTTGCTCGTGCCATCACGCGAACCCGACGACGATGATGTTCCGGGTGTGGAACTGGTTGGTGCCGCCGATGGCCTTGTACTTCGCGGTGAACACGTTGGCGCCCGGAGTCAGGCCGGTGACCAGGCTTATCGCCGACGCGCGGTAGGGGTCGAGGGTCGTGGCCGAGTAGAGCTGCAGCGAGGTGGAGTCGTCGGCCGCGACCGTGCTGGGGCCGGACACCGCGTAGGACATCCGGCCGCCGCGATCGGCGACGGCGTTGTACATCGAGCACGTCACGACGACGAGTGCCTTCACGCCGGTGTCGACCGTGACGGCCGGCCCTGGGGTGGTCAGGTCGACGTAGCTGGCTGTGGTCGCCGTGCCCTGGTCGGTCGCGACCGAGGCGGTGTCCATGTCTGTGATCCGCAGGCCCTCCAGGACGGTGGCCCGGGCGGCGAGCAGCAGCGCCGCGGCGTCGATGCGCAGCAGCTCGGTGTCGACGGCGACGGCCAGGTTCTCGCCGAGGTCCGGGCCGTCGGGCGCGTCGCCGAGCCCCTGGTACGGCAGGCTGTAATTGCTAGTGGCGCCCATTAGGTCACGCTCCTGAAAATGGCGGTGGCGTTAATCGTGGCGACGGTGGTCGGGTCCACAACGGTCGATACCAATGCCCACATCACGACAGAGCAGGTAATCTGAGCGCCGGGATTGACGAATCGGGCGGTGGTTATGGTCTGCACCTGCTGCCACGCTCCGGCCGCCAGTTTCACCGGGACGATATTGCCCGTGGCGCTGCCCGAGTCCGGAATGATCCGCCCGCGCGTGTAGAAGTCGGATGTGCCGCCGGTGGTGTTGTAGGGCCGGGCGTCGGCGTACAACGTGACCAGCGCCTCGTCCGCCCACGCGGGCACGTCCATCGTGGCCGAGATCTTCTCGCCGGTCGCCTCGACAGTGCCGATAGCGAACCCGGTCGCGAATACCGATTCGATAGCGCCGAACGCAATTGATGCGCTGGCGAAGTCTGGATTGCCCGGCACGGTGATTCGGCCGAGTATGAAGTAACTCTTCCCGGCCTTAAGGATTCCGACGACGTGACCGGCCTGCAACGCAATTGCCTCGCCGGTGTTCAAGATCGGGACATCGACCAATACAGAGCCGCGGTACTGGATCGTGTTCGCGCCCGTTGACGCGTTCCACGTGAGGATCTTCCCCTGGCCGTAGGCCACACCCGCCGCGTCCGGCGGCATGAGCTGCGGCGTCAGGTCGTCCGCGCGGTACGTCATCAGGCCACCTGTCCGATCACGATGAGGGTCTGTTCCCGGGTGGTGGCAGTGAGCGCACTCTCGGCTTCCAGCGGGACAGTCAGCCGCTCCAGCACGTGAACCTCCGACTGCCCCCGGTCGGAGTAGGTCACCTTGACCGGGTCGAGCGGCTCAAGCGCGCCGTTGGGTACCGCGCTGAAGTCCACGCTGTACGGGGCGCCGAGCTGCCGCCGGAGCATCGCCGCGGCGGCGCTGTCGCACTGCGCGGCTGTGGTGAGGAACTCCGAGGCGAAGAACCGCGGCACCTTCCCGAACGTCCGCCCGGACGTGTTCTCGCCGTGCCAGTACGTGGGCGACGAGGGGTTGTCGTCCACGGCCAGGCCGCGGACCGGATCCTCGGTGTCGGCGGCCTCACCGGTGGCGACCACGCCGTTGTAGATGCCCTCGCGGGTGAGCTGCCGGCCCATCTCGATCAGCACGCCGTTGCGGCCGTGGGTGACGTCGAACACCGGCACGGTCGAGCTCGGCGGCGTGAAGATGATCAGGATGCCGCGGTGGTCCCACCGCCACCGCTTGCCGTGCGCGGTGATCAGCTCGTCGAGGAACCCGTGCCGGTCCTCCTCCGCTACAAGGGACCGGCCAAGCAGCTCCAGATCGGTGGAGTCATCCCACTCGATCGTCGCAGTCGGGTACACCTCGAGTACCAGCTGGTCAACGATGGAGCCGACCGTGGTGGCAGCGGTGAACTGGATGGGCGCGACGAGGCGGGCGTCGATGATGCCGGCCATGCGGTCCCGGCCGCTGATCCGGATCGGGCCGTCAGGGGCGTCGTCCTGCTCAGGCGCCTGTATCCGGTGGTAGCCGAGGCTGACCCACTCCGTGCTGCCGCCGGCGACGACGACGCCGCGCTCGACGAACACCTCGTTGCCGAACGGCGCGAGCAGATCGGACGCGCGGCGCGGCCACATGCCGGTGCCATCGGTCGACATGTCCAGGGTCGAGTAGACGTCAGCGTTGGCGTCCAGCTGCACGTCGCCGCCGAGGATCGTGATCTCGGTGCCGTCCGGGTCGGTGCCGGTGGTCAGGCCGGTGACCACCCGGGCACGGAACGCCGCGGTGTGAGAGCCGCGGACCGTGCGCAGGTACGCCTCACTGACCGGACGCATCGGGCCCCTCCTCCGCTGGCCACATGCCCGGCAGCTGGATCGCCCACGTCCGCGAGGCGGCCACCTCGTCAACGAGGGTGCGGCCCTGGCAGAGCGCGCAGAACCCGTGCAGCTGGTGGGCAGAGCGCGAGTGACCGAGCGGCGTCGAGGGATCCATCACCGCCACCGGCCCGGATCGATGATGCCCTCGCCGAGCACGATGTGATCTCGGCGGCCACGGCACCCTGCGCCATGCAGACGGAACAGCTTGCACACGAGCCGGTCTCGCTTGCCCCCTGCCCAGTCGATCGCGTCGTCCCACCGCCGCCGCGCAGCCCTCGATCGGTACACGGTCATGGCACGATCACGTCCCCGGGGTCGCCGATGAGCTCCAGCAGGTCGGCCCACGTGGGGTGCGCGGCCAGAACGTCGGCCCACGTCGCGTAGGTGCTCAGGACCGTCTGCCAGGTGACCGTCGCGCCGACGACATCGGGGCCGGGCGGGGCGATCTCGGTCATCGGCAGCTGGAAGATCCGCCGGGACGTCCGCGGCCTGGGCCGGCCCTCGCTGGTGTCACCGACGCAGACGTAGCCGCCGGGCACCTCGCCGTCGGCCGGCACGTGGACATAGAGCGGGTCGCCGCTGGCCAGGACGACGTCGAGGTTGCGCGCCTCCGATGCTGTTCCGGCGCGGACCTCCAGGGTCCACGATCGCGACCCGCGGACGTCGCTCACCGCCACCGGAAGCGACCGGCCCTTGACGGGGTAGATGCCGGCGCGGCTGGGCCGCTCGACGTCCGACCAGTCGGTCACGGTGACGGGCCGGTTCAGGAACGGCCGGGCGATGCTCTTGAGCCACACCTGCGTGAGCGCGGGTGTGATGTCGTCGGTCTCCTGGCTCAGGAACGCCGCAGGGGCGAAGCCGAGCACAGCGGTACGGGAGATAGCCGCGCCGCCGCCAGCGACGGTGTGCGTGCCGCTGACCAGGCTGGTCGCGGTGGTCTGGATCAGGTAGCCCCACCACTGAGCGGCGTCGTCGCCCGTGGTGGTCGACGTGCCGTTCGCGGTGACGGCGGTCATGTCGCCCGCGGTGATGGTCGTCCAGTCGTCCTGCTTCCACGCCGTGCGGATCAGCAGCTGGCCGTCCTCGGCGACGGTCAGCGCTGGCCGGTCGATGTTCTGCGCCGAGCCGTTCAGTTGGACCGCCGGGGCGATCGCCGGCGTGAGTCCGGCGTTCCGCCACGCCGCAGTCTGCGCGATGGTGTCGGCGTTCGCAGCGCCGCCGGCGAAGGTGACGGCCGGGACGCCTTCGCCGGCGCCGGCGATCTTTCCGAACAGCCGCTGGTTCGCGGTGCCGGCGAGCAGCGTGTATCCGGCGGGGGTGTTCGGGGTGCCGGTGCCGGAGTTGCGGATGCTGGCCAGCACCAGCAGTAGGTCGCCGGCAGTCAGGCCGGCCGGCAGTGCCGGGTTCACCGTCGCGTTGTTCCCGGTGGCCGCGGCGCCGGCGGCCCGGAAGGTGATCGGCGAGGTGTCGATCGCGGTCACGCGGTAGTAGTTGATGACGCCGTCGACGAACTCGTAGTCGTCGACCGTCTGGCTGAGCACGCCGGCCGCGACGGGCACCGCGCCGGCGCCGCGGACCGTGGTCCAGGTGACCTGGTTCGTGGACCGCTCGACGCGCGCGACGTCAGCGCTGGCGCCGATCCCGGTCGCCTGGATCCGCACGCGCGACAGCACGCCGTCGTAGGTCAGGACGACAGCCATCAGGCAGCCCCCGCTCCGGCCAGGACTCGCCGCTTGGTCTGTCGGTTGCCCTCGCGGATGGTCCGGTCGATGCGGCCCTGCAGCTGCTCACCGTCGATCGTCACGTACACGACGGTGTTGCCGCCGACCGTGCTGTTCGGCGAGATGTGGCCCTCGCGGGGGCCCATGTGCAGGATCTCCGGGCCGTTCTCGCCGACTAGGTACGACCGGCCGGCGCCGGCCCGGCCGCCGGCGGCGCGGCGTTCGTTGTACTCGGCCTGCGCCTTGAGCTGGTTCAGCGTCCCCATCGCCGACGACGCGCCGGTGACCCGGGCCTGGATGCTGACCAGCCGCGAGATCCGGTTCTCGGCCGCGTCGAGGTCCCGCAGCTGCTGCGCCGCGTGGTCCGCTCCCGGCACGCTCACCGGTATCTGCTTGCTACTCGGGAGCAGCCCGATGGAGCGGAACAGCTCGTCGATCTTGGCGTCCGACAGACCCGCGTCGCGCATCGTTTGCCGCAGCCCGCCGGCGTACACGGCGAGTGCCGCTGAGCCCTCGGCCGCCGCGGTGGCGCCCCGGCCCTGTGCGGTGGCCGCGGCGACCACCGCGTCACGCATACGGAACGCGTCGTTCGCGGCGCCCTGTAGCGCTACCTGGTTCTGGCGGCCCTCCACGGTGGAGTTGCGCCACTCCTTGCCGCCGGTCTTCATCGCCTCGGCCAGGTCGACGGCGCCCTGCGCGGCCCGGGTCTGCGTCTCGGCCAGACTGAGCGTCTTACCTGCGAGGGTGTCGTTCAGTTCCTGCGCGGCGACCGTCGCCTCAAGCGCCGCGGCGCTCAGGCCGATCAGCTTCTCCGAATGGTCGGTGGCCGCGTCGCCCGCGCCGGACAGAGCGTCCCCCGACCCGGTGATCACCTGGTTGAACACCCGAGCGATAGCGATCGGCGGGAAGAACTTCTGCTTGCCCCCGTCCGCCATCAGGAAGTCGTAGGCCCGGGCAGCGCCCTCGATGGTGTTGCCGAGCGTGCGGAGGCTGTTGCTCAGCACGCCGATCAGGTCAACCAGCGCCGCGCCGCCACCGTCTGCGGCGTCACCCATCGAGTCGCCGAAGTCGCCGACTGCGGCGCCGAGCTCAGGCATTACCGCGGCGACCATCTGCAGCACCGTGTTGGCGCCCGCCGATGCGTGCTCCAGGCCGGGCATAGCCTCGGTAGCGAGGCCGTTGATGCCCACCGCGAGGCTGAGCACGGCCGGCTGGAGGTTGCCGAAGATCCGGGTCAGGCTCGGCTCGACCCGCTGCGCCGTCCGTCCCAGCACTTTCAGCGCGTCGACAAACTCGTCCTCAAGGGCCGACGCGGCGCGCTTGCCTACCCCGCTGACGGTTTCGCCGAGGGCGCCGAGCTCGTTCTTGATCGCCGCGCTGTTCTTCAGCGCCACTGCGCCCAGGCCGAGGAAGCCGAGGCCCACGCCAGCGAGCGCCACACCAGCCGCCACCGACAGCGCGGGAATGGCGATCAGTGCAGCAGCCGCGACCGCGCCGATCAGCACGATCGGGTTGGTCATGAACCGCGCGCTTTTCGCTGCTTGGTCGAACGCCGGCGCGAGGTCCGCGGACGCCTTGGCGAGGAACCCGACCGACTTGGCGGCGACGTTCGTCCCGCCCTTGAGCCGGTCGAGCTGGCCGTTGAACTTCTTGAGGTTCCGCTCCTCCTTGTCCAGCGACTTGAGCAGCCGCATATCGCCGGTCTCGTCGAACTTTGCTTTCAGTGCCGAGATCTGCCGGGTGGTGTTGTCGATCTCCTGCGACAGCGCCTTCGCACCCTTGGACGCGGTCACCGTCGACTTGTTGACGTCGCGGGCGAACGCCTCCATATCCTTCTTGCCCTGCCGAGCGGCGCGGTCCAGGCCCTTGGCGTCGCCGTCGAAGTGGACCCCGACGGTCCTGCTGGTCTGCCCCATCAGAGACCGTCCCTGACGAACGACCGCACGATGTCGTCGGCGACCTTCCCCCAGGCGCTATCGATGTCGTCCGCGTTCTCCTCGACCGTCCGGAAGAACCAGTAGCTGCCCTGGCCGACGTGCGGCCGGAACTGCAGCAGCCGGCTCGCGCCGAACTCCGACCCGAACAGCACCTTGAACGCCGGCACTTTGCGGTGCCCGACAGCCTTGGACCCGCCGGCCGTGATCATCGGCACCCGGGCCCGCTTCGCCCGCACCGTCGACGCCATCAGCGCCGACTGCTTGGAATCCGACGACGCCGCAGCCCGCACCTTGACCGCTAGCGACTCGGCCAGCTCCATCGACCGCTTACTCAGGGAGTCGTCAGCGGCCTGCGGCAGCGCGTCGAACGCACGCAGCGTCTCGCGCAACCCCGTGATGTGCAGCTTGACCGTGAGTGTGCTTCCCATTCGACTCGCCCCCCTTCGCCTATCCGCTCATCTGCCGGCCCTCTGGGTCACGGCGATCGATGGAGGTGCCAAGCAGGTCGAACGCGGTCACGATCGCCTGCTCGCCCTCGTCCGCCCAGACGCTCGGGGCGATACCGGTCCGGAGCGCGAGGGCGATCAGCGTTCGGCTCAGGGAGCCGGCTGGGTAGGGTCCGGCTCGCCCTCGTCCGCCTGGTCGTCGCGGCCGCCCTTCAAGTCGCACGACTCCTCGAACTCGGCCAGGGTCCCGGTGAACAGGCCCTGTCGGCGCGACGCGAGGTGCGCCAGCGAGTACAGATCGGCGAACGACCGGTTGGTGAGAAGCGCCTGGAACGAGCGGTTCCGATTGCCCTTCTCCCACATCAGGACGTCCCGGCTGGACGCGGTGAGGAAGTACTCCGGTTCGTTGTCCGGGGTGATCGTGAAGTCGAACATCAGGCACTCGCCCCGATGATCACCACGTCGTAGGTGACCGGGGTGCCGGCGCCGGAGTTGGCGATCTTGATCAGATCGGCGGTCCCCGCGGTGACCGGATACGCCACGGCGTCGGGTGCGAGCAGCAGGAACAGTCCGCCCTTGCGGACCACCACCTTGTCGCTGGTCGCGTCGCCGACCCAACCGGCGAGCCCGTTGGCCACGCCGCCGACCTCGACGGCGTTGGTGTTCCCGGCCGCGGGCGCCACGATGATGCCCTTGACCCGGGCGAACGTGAGCACCGCGCCGAACGCGTCGACGAGCACGCCGGCGAGGTCGAGGTTCTCCGACGTGCTGGCCGCGAGGGTGCGCTGGTCGTGGAAGATCCGGTCGGCCTGATCGGCGCCGACGCCGCTGGCCAGCACGGTGTTGACCGCGTAGTCCAGCGGGCTCGACGGGGTGTTGAGGTCGAGCGGGCTGGTGTGCAGCGCGCTGACCGAGACGTTGATTCGCGTCTTGAGGGTCATCAGATCTCCGGGGTGAAAACGGGCAGTCCGATGACCGGCAGGGTCACCTCGGTCATCTCGGTCGTGCGGGCGTCGCCGCCCACCGTCGGTGCCTTGAGCCGCACGGTGCCGGTCCACGTGACGTGCTCGGCCGCGACGTCGGGGTGGTGATCGAGGGTGAACGCGACGTCCGTCTGGTCGTTGAGCGTCAGGTACCGAGAGATGCCGGCCGAACGCCAGTCCGCGAAGAACGTGAGCTCCAGCGCATAGTCCGGCTCGGCCTCCTCGCGGAACTCCCCGGACGGGCAGTACGCGTAGAACCGCTCCCCGTCCTCGGTGTTGTTCGCCATGTTCCAGTTCGACACCTGGCACTCGAACTGCACGGCTTCGAGCGCGAACTCGATGATCTTGAGCTTGCGGTTGTGCGTGGTCATCTGAGGCTCACCTCCACTTGGATCTCGTAGGACGGCAGATCGATTGCTCCACCGGTGCCGGCTACGCCGGTTGCCCAGCGGCCGGGGTCAGCACGTACGACCACGGCGTCTCGCACACCGTCGATCGCGTTCGTCACCAGCGGGAGCAGCGCCCACATCTCTTCGAGTGAGGTCTCCTGCGCGGGCACGACCAGATAGACCAGGAACCGCGCCGCCGTCGGCTCGGAGTCGAACGACCCCCACTGCAGCGAGGGCGGTCCGAGAAGCGTCGCCGGCGGATCCGGGTTCACACCGAAGTGCTCGACGTGCGACACCCCGTCGAGCGCGACCAGGGCTTCGCGGAGCAGCGCGGCCGCGTCGGCGACCACCGTGAACATCAGCCGATCCCAGGGATGATCAGGTGCTCGGTCTGCGCCCGGACGTCAGGGTCGATGCGCGAGACCCGCACCGTGCCCCACTCCGGCGAGCCGAGGATGCCCTCGGGGGAGTCGCGCCTCTTGTACAGCCGGCCCGCCTGGATGAGCGTCGCCTGCGCCACCTCGTCCGGGACGGCGGGCCAGCCCCACCGGGCCGTGATCCGGACTCGGCTACGGGCACCGGTGCGCCAGCACCCGTAGCGCAGCAGCTCGGTGATCGGCTGGTTCTGCACGAGCGCGTTGTCGGGGCCGGTCTCGTACGCGGTCAGCGCCGACCAGCTCGTCGACGCGGACCCGGTCTCGACCACCAGGTCCGTGAGGCTCGAGATGTCGTCGATCAGCAGCTTCTCGCTGCCGTCGTTCTCCCGGACCACCCGCCGAGTCGGGTTGAACGTGCGGGCAACCGCGGTCGGGTCCGCCCAAAAGCGGCGGCCGGTGAGGTTGTCGATGCCTCGGGAAGCCGCGGCGATCGCCCCGGTGAGCAGCGACTCCCACTGGTCGTACTCGGCGGCCTTGAGCCGCAGGTGATCCTTCAACGTGGCGAGGTCGGTGTACCACGCACCCACCACCGACGCGGCGACGACGGTGACCACCTCAGAGGCCTGGACGGGCTGCCCGCCGCCGTCGAGCCCGTCCCAGACGACCGCATAGACAGCCGGCGCCTGGTCGTTGGCGATCGCCCAGCTGTAGCCGTACAAGCCGGTCGCCGGGTGCGTGATACCGGTCGGCGTCGGGCCGATGACGGCAGCGCCGCCAAGCACCGGGGTGATGGTGA